GATGAAAGACCAGATGCTGATAATGGTCCCAATACTCAAGGTTACATCGAAGGTGTTTTGGGTTCATTACATATAAATTCTTACATTGATTTAGATGATGATGATGATGACAAAATGCTGATACAGATGGGAATCAACGGAGTAAAACCATCTATGATTAGACAATGTACTGCCGAACAAAGTGGATTCAAAGGTGATGTAAATACACCTGATGGCAGAGAAGGACTAAAAGAACATCTTAGAAAAAGGTGTAGAGTTACGCCTGGTGGGGAAAAGGTTTCAATCGTAAATGAGGGCAAAGAAGTAGAATTATTTACAGACCAATGGAGAACCGCTGGAAGTGCTCAAAAGGTTGCGAGTTATTTTGGTAAGGGTATGAGAGAGTGTCTACAAGGCAAGACGGTTAAGTAGGATGAAAACTCAACTACTCTGCACATTCACTCAAAAGGATAAGATAGAAGATATTCTAAGCCTTATCATTCTTTGTAACGATGTACTTTACGAAAAGGTATATGTGTTTCAGAATGGTAACGATAGCAACCAACTCATCTGCACATATAATGTTGAGTATGATACCGATAATCATCCCGAAGATATTCCAAATACCATATCATTACATAGGAAGAAACAAAGCAATACACTCTACACAATCAATGCACTCAATGAGGTTATCAGAGAACTCAATGGTGGTATCTTAGATAAGAGATTTGCTATCCCGTGGGAAGAATATCAGAATAGTTTATTGCTTACAAATGATACAGGATTGAATAAGATACCGACTAAAATACACAGCATAGTAGACATAAAAGATTACCAAGAAAACTAAAATATAATTGTATTTCACTAAATCACGTGATATATATTATTGTTACAGAAAGTAACTAACAAATAAATAATAAATAATAAAATAAGGAGATTGACAAATGGATATTAATTCTATTCGTAATAGGCTTAACCAGCTACAAACCACAAATAACAGAACTTCAAATCTTTGGAAACCACAACCTGGTAAACAGGTTATTCGTGTCTTACCATATAGACACAATAAGGATAACCCATTTATTGAGTTGTTTTTTCATTTCGGTTTGAATAACAAAACCTATTTATCACCAATCACATTTGGTCGTCCTGACCCAATCGAAGAGTTTGCACAAAAACTTAAAACGAGTGGGAACAGAGAAGAGTATCAGATGGCTCGTAAATTGGAATCAAAGATGAGAACCTTTGCTCCAGTAATCGTTCGTGGTGAAGAAACTCAAGGTGTTCGTTTTTGGGGCTTTGGTAAAACAGTCTATCAAGAATTACTTTCCGTTATAGCAGATCCAGACTATGGTGATATTACCGATCCAGTAAGTGGTCGTGACATATCAGTAGAGTTTATTACTGCTGAGGAAAGTGGTGCTTCTTTTCCTAAGACAGCTATTCGTGTTAAACCTAATCAGACACCTATTGTGGAAGATAAGGCAAAGCTAGAAAGCCTCTTAGAGAATCAAAAGGACATAACTGAATTATATCAGGAACTCTCATATGAAGAGCTAACAGGTGTGCTTAACCAATGGTTAAACCCTGAAGCTGCTGAAGGTGAAGAGAAGAAAGAAACTGCTCCAAAATCTGTAGTTGCTGCTGAGTCAGCAAAGGTTGAAGATGCCAGCGCTGCTTTCGATGAGTTGTTCAATAAGTAAATAAAGTGTAGTGGGTGTTGAAGCCAACACTAATAAAACCGAGTGTGTGAACCATTCACGTGGACAAAAGCCGGACACACCCACTATTTAATTAGGAGACTATATGTCAGTTAAAGATGACTTAGCTGGAGTTCTTGCCGACTCCTTAAATAAAAAATTCAAAGATTATAAGGTTGCATACTTCTTAGATGGCGCACAAAAGACACCAACGGATATAAGTGAGTTTATCTCTACAGGTTCAACAATGTTAGACTTAGCAATTTCAAATCGCCCTAATGGTGGTATTGCGGTTGGTAGGATTACAGAGTTAAATGGATTGGAAAGTAGTGGTAAATCATTAGTTGGTGCTCATCTACTTGCCGAAACTCAAAAGAAAGGTGGTGTCGCTGTTTACATAGATACTGAAACTGCCGTAAGTGAAGAGTTCTTAGGTGTTATAGGTGTTGATATGAATAAAATGTTATATCTGCATTTAGAAACCATAGAAGATGTTTTTGAGGCTATTGAAGAAATAGTAACCAAAGTAAGAGAATCAGATAAGGATAGATTAGTAACTATCTTAGTAGATTCATTAGCTGCTGCTACCACAAAGGTTGAGTTAGAAGCTGACTTTAATAAAGATGGATGGGCTACTTCAAAGGCTATCATTATATCAAAAGCTATGAGAAAGATTACTCAGATGATCGGTAGACAAAGAGTAGCTTTGGTATTTACAAATCAGTTAAGGGTAAAGTTAGGTGCTATGTTTGGTGATCCTTATACCACATCAGGTGGTAAGGCTCTTCCATTTCACGCATCAACTCGTGTAAGATTAAAGAACAAAGGTCAGATTAAAGATAGTAAAAAGAATGTTATTGGTATGACTATTCTGGCACAAGTAATCAAAAATCGTTTGGGTCCTCCACTTAGAAAGGCTGAGTTTCCACTCTACTTTGAAAGTGGTGTAGATGATGAAGGTAGTTGGTTACATGTTCTTAAAGAACATAAAATTGCTAAGGTTGGTGGAGCTTGGTATACAATGGATGACCACAATGGTAATGAGATTAAATTCCAATCTAAAGAATGGGCACAGCTCTTAGAAGATGATGAATTTAAATCCCATTGTTATCAGATGATTTGCGATAAAGTTATCTTAAAGTATACTAAAGCTGATTTAGGTATTGATGATGTAGAGATTACTGCAGAGGTGTTGGGTGACTAATGCTAAATACCTTTCAATACTTGAAGAAATAAAAAATAAAGGCGGAGATTCAAAGTCAGAAACTGCAAATGATAAGGTGCTGATTATAGATGGTTTGAATACATTCATAAGATGTTTCAGCGCTATACCAACTCTCAATGATGATGGAACTCATGTTGGGGGAATAGTTGGTTTTCTAAGGTCAGTTGGATACGCTATAAGGACTATTAGACCTACCCGAACTGTCATAGTATTTGATGGTAAAGGTGGGTCTAACCGCCGAAAGAAGTTGTTTCCAGAATACAAAGCTGGTAGGAATATGTCAGAAAGACTTAATCGTTCCTATGATTTCAATGATAAAGAAGATGAGCATCAATCTATGAAGATGCAATTAACTAGAGTTATAGATTATTTGGATTATCTTCCAATCACAACGATTACGATTGGGGGTATAGAAGCTGATGATACGATGGCTTATCTTACCAAACAGGTTATGAAAACATCTAAGATAGTATTAATGTCTACAGATAAAGACTTTCTTCAATTAGTAAATTCCAGAGTTTCAGTTTGGTCTCCTACAAAGAAGAAGATGTACGACCCACCAAAGGTATTAGAGGACTATGGAATACCGTCTCACAACTTTGCTGTCTATAGATCTATAGATGGTGATAAGTCTGATAACATCGGTGGTGTTCGTGGTTGGGGATTAAAAACTATTCAAAAAAAGATTCCACTTTTACTCGAAGATAAGATACTTACTATAGAGGACATTGTTAAAGAAGATGAAAAGCTTAAAGAGAGTGAAGAGTTATTGAAAAGAAACTACACGCTGATGCAGCTGGATGAAGTAGATATCAGTACTTCTGCTAAAACTAAAATCTTAGACAAAATCAGAGAACCTGTCAATAGGTTAAATAAAATACAATTCCAAAAAAGATTTATTGAGGATAGACTATTTGCAACATTACCAAATATGGATAGTTGGTTAGTTCAATGCTTTGCTAAACTCAATCAAATGGCTGAGAAAACACATGGGAAGAAAACGTAAATACACTTCAGAAGCAGATAGAAAAGAAGCCCAAAAAAAATGGTCTATGGAATACTATCACAGAAACAGAGCAGTTCTTCAAGCCAAAGCTAGAGAACGCTATCGTAGAAAAAAACAAATGGAAATAAGAGAAATACAAAGAAGAGAATTATATGACGAGTGAGAATTTCAATCAGTTCGGTCCGACATTTCAATCAAAGATAATCTCATCTTTACTGTCGGACAACAAGTTTATACAGACTATCAATGATATACTAGAACCAAAATACTTTGACTCAGATGCCAATAAATGGCTGACTACAGAGATTGCTAAATACTTTATGGAGTTTAGAAAAGCTCCTACATTAGAAGTTCTAAAGATAAAAATAACTCAGATGGATGATGATGTTCTTAAAGTATCTATCATTGAGAATCTTAAAGAAGCTTGGAGAAATATAGAGGCTACTGATTTAGAGTTTGTAAAGCAGGAGACTTTGGGTTTCTGTAAGAATCAGGTTATCAAAGAATCTATTATGGAATCTGTTAATCTATTAGAACAGAAGAAGTACGATGAAATAAAAGTTTTAATTGATGCCGCTATGAAAGCTGGTAGTGAAAGAGACTTAGGTCATGATTACATTATTTCATTAGAAGAAAGACTTACATCTGCTGTAAGAAATACATCAGCTACACCTTGGGATTCAATCACTAATCTTATGGATGGTGGATTGGCTGGTGGTGAGTTAGGCGTATTGGTAGCGGCTGCTGGTGTTGGTAAGACTTGGTGTCTACAATCTCTGGCTGCTCACTTAGTAAAGCAAGGTAAGACTGTAGTTCATTATACTTTGGAGTTGAATGAGGCTTATGTTGGTTTAAGATATGATACAGTATTTAGTGGTATTACAACTTCTAACATTAAGTTTCATCAAGAAGAAGTTCAAAAGGTTATAGATGGATTAAAGGGTAAGTTGATTATCAAATACTATCCTACTCGTTCTGCTTCAGTAAATACATTGGCTGCTCATCTTAAACAGATGGAAATACAGGAAATTAAACCTGATGTGGTTATTGTAGATTATGCTGATATCTTAAAACCTACTGCATTCTATAAAGAGAAGAGACATGCAACAGGTGAGACTTATGAAAATCTTCGTGGTATGGCTGGTGAGTTTGATATTCCAATATGGACAGCTTCACAGGCAAACAGAAGTTCATTAGAAGAGGATATAATTGATGCTAGTAAGGTTTCTGAAGATTACTCTAAGGTGATGACGGCTGACTTTGTTATGTCTGTAAGTCGTAAGGTTGAGGATAAGATTGCTAA